CTTACAACAGGGGCTGTCTGCTTGGTTTCAGGCTTTGCCTCAAACTTTGCTTCTAGTTTCCCAATCTCTCTAAGCGCTGCATTTGGACTCAAGCTGGCGATCTTTTTGGCTAGGTCATTGTTTTCAGCTAGGTGATAGAGGATTTTAGGCCCTACATCACTCTCCAGAATTGCATCCCTGACTGCGTTGTTTACAACTACATCACTCGATGCGACCAAATCATCAAAATCGGGCAATTCAGCTTTAGCTTCTTGAACCTTCTGCGCCCAAGATTGGATAATCTTTTGTTGCGCTTCTTGCTCTTTAGCTTGCTCTAATTGCCTATCCCGTTCCGCTAACGCTTTTTCTGTCGAATACTCTGCTAGAGCCTTCGCATACTCAAACGCATCGCTGAACTGGCTTGGTTGTGGCTCTTGGTCAACATTGATAGCTTGTGGCTGTCTCTGTTGCTCTAGTGCCGCCAAACGCTGTTCTAAATCTACCCTTGCTTGGCGTTCCCGCTGGGCTTCTTGCCTAGCTTCCTCACGTTGCTTGGTTATCTCTGAGAACCGCTTTTCAAGTTTAGGATTTTGCTTACGCTCACCCTCTTGGTTTGCTTCCTTTTCTGCCTCTTTCGGTTCACTCTGTTCTTCCTCGGCTACTGGCTCGGGAGTATCCTCAACCGCCTCAGTCTCCGCAGGGGATTCAGCTAAACCTAATCTGTTTGCATAAAATTCTGCTGCATTCTCGCTTGTCAATACTTGACCCGCTTCTTTATCGGACATACGTTTCCCAACGATTTGACCCTATGAACCTCATAGGTACGGTGTAGTTAATCTACCACAAAATTATTTAAATTGCACGTTCTGTTGTTTCAGCACTTGCATTATTTAATGCTCTTTTATCCATTGTTGCCAACAAAAGTGCAATCTGACCTTTCATGCGCTCAATTTCAAGCTGAGTTTGAGTTTTAAGCACCGTATCGTGCGCCTGACCGTCAACACGCATACGCATTTCTTCACGGTCACTTTGCTCACGCAATTCAATCTCTTGCGCTCTGTTTGTTTCTTTGATAAGGACTCGCTTGGTCTCAGCCTCTTGTTTGACTTGCTCAACGTCTTGACGCTGTTTAATGAGCATCTGCTGTGTCTGTAACGCCTGTGTAAGTTCCTGAATCTTCTTCTGCGACATAGCCAGTTGCATCTGAACTTGCGGAGGCACTTTAGACTTGTCATCAATCTGAGCCATTGGGTTAGCAGCGGCAAGGCGGTCAGCAATGATGTCAGCACCAGGCCAATCCATGTTCCTGAACACCAAATCTCCCGCCACTTGCATTAATTCAGGTGCGGCTGACAGTAATGGAAGCATATTGTCCACGGCTTCTTGACGCTTGCTGTTGTAGCCTGGGCCTGTTTCCATCACCACATCATATTGACCAACAGAAATGTCGTTCAGCACTCTGCCAACAGAATCTCGTTGGTTGATCGTCAATAACTCAGGTTTACCGTCATCACCAATAATCCGCATGACACGTTCTGTATCGTAGATTTTAGGGATTAAATCTAAGCAAATCTTGCCAACGTGAGCAATTGAACGTGTAAGGTTGTCGTAATAGTCAAAGTTTGTCAGGTCAACTTGTTGCTGCTGACCGTTCAATGCCTTGCCTGAAATGTTGCCTTGCCCAAGCTGTGCAGGGTCAAACACGCCCATGATGGCTTTAATGTCGTTGTCCACACCCATAGCCGCAGCCATAATGCCCGCTTGTGGCGGCTCTGGCTGAAGTCGTGTGGGAGGAGGCGCTGGGCGACCGTCAATGTCAGTCTGTTTGTATCTCAATAAAGGGAATGACTTGATGTTGGCATTTGCCCAATCATTCTCATGACCCTCGTCTTGGCCTTCAGCAAGCAACCATTTGGCTTTAGGGGCAAGCGCCACGCCTTCTGTAATAGAAGTCTGCCAAAAGTTATACATCCTCTGTGGGTCTTTGGCATAGCGAATCATGCCAAACTTCTTACGCTTATCACCAATAACGATGTGACGACCATAAACGGGGACAATCGGAATATATTTACCCGCCCAATCACGTTCCTCAAGAATCTCAACCGCAGTTAACTTGCAGTATTTAATCGTTTTCTTGTACGAATCACGCTTGTCCACCACCGTAATACCATAAGCATCAAGGCGGTTAAAGAAGTCTTTGTCATCAGCAAATGTAGCCGTTCCATCGCTCAAAAGGTACAAAGTTGCTTTTTCTTTGACGGTGTAGTAATACTCAGCCAGGCGAATATCCTCTTTGGTAATCCATTCAGATTGTGAGTCACCCGTTCCACGCTGTGTGAAACTCGTGCCGCCATCTTCTGCATCAGGGTACAGCTTGCGGAATTCATCTTTACGCATCATTGTTGTAATTAAACAACGGTCTGCGTCTGACCCGTCTGGTGCTACCGAATTGGGATCAAAGTAAACGGTAAATGGATTGTCAATCGGGTCAATGTAAATTTCCTGATCAAACGAATCCTCTGAGATGTAATCAGTTCTGACCCGCATATAGCCCCAACCCATGCGAACAGCGTATTCAAACGCATTGTCGTAAGAGTGGTCAGCGTTGGAATTGACTTCAATGTGGCGAATAATGCCGCTAATTGTCTGTGCGTCCACCATATCCTCATGCGTATTTGTCGCATGAACTTTGATTCGGGGGCGTTGCTGGCGTTGCTGATTGGCTACTTGGCGGCAGTAATTATCCACCTTGTTCACCGTAATGACAGGGCGAGATTCAAGATTGCGTGAGTTTTGCAATTCAACAGGCCATTGATCACCACCGCCAAACTTCAAATCATCAAGCGCTTCCTGACGATTCATTGTGTCTGCATCATTAGCAAACTTTAGAAAGTCTACAGCTTCTTGAATTCGTGGATCGTAATCATCTGCCATGATGTTGCCCTAAGTGATTTTGAGCCATTTTAGCCCATCCATGAATGTTGGCTACCATAATTTGCATTGGGTCTTGGCTTTCTGCGCTCTTTAGGCTCATTGACCATTAGACCGATATATCTAAACGCATCCGCACCATGCGAATAATTGTCGTGCAATGGCGTTTTACTGAATTGCTTTGTGTCTGGGTCTACATCGTAACGGTAATGCCGTAGACATTGCAAGCCCTCATGACAGTTCTCCCTGTCAAACCACATATTCCTAAAGATTGTCCTAGCCGCATTGATGGAGTCAAGAATAGGCGTTTTAGGGATTATCTTGGTCTTGTACCCAGCAGCCCTCACGATTTCTTCAATGCTTCTACCGTTTGCTGCCAAGGTCTTATTCTCAGCATCATGGGGCAACCAAAGAGTGTCATAGATGTAACCAAAGGTCTGCATCTTAGCCAGGTAATCGCTCATGGTCTGCTGATTGCCCTCTAAATACCGAATTAGGCGGGTTTCCATGCCTACAAACTGTAAGAACCAGATGGCTGTGGCATCTGACCACCCAAGGTCAAAGATGGCGTGTACGGGCTTTGTAGGGTCATAGTTGACCTTTGTGATGCGCCCATCCAACTCAGCCATTTGCATTTCTTTGGCAAAGATAGCCCCATCCACCGTCTGTCTGCATAGACCTTCCCAAACCACGTTATAGGCTTGAGGGTCACGAAACTTTAACGCATCCTTCTCAAGTTTCAGCGTATCGGGAAACCACGGGTTATCTGACCAGTTAACCTTTTGAACGATGCAGTCTTGTGGCGGGTTTAGCACAAACCGTTGGTAAGTCTCATCTGTCTCCAACTCAGGGTTAAAAGTTATCCAGATTTCAGACTTTTCTTTACGAATGGTAGGGATCAACACGTTCCACGACATTCGGCTTGTTGTCTGCGCTTCCTCAACCCAACACACATCAACGCCCTCATAAGACTTGACGTTAGCCACGTTGTTCTTCAGGCCCACAAAGCTAAACTCAGAGCCGTTTTTGCCTCGAATGTTGGTCTGGGTTATCTCATAGAACGATGTAAGCCCCAAAGCCTCGATTTGGTCACACAACAGCTTATGAACAGAATCTTTGATAGATGTCTGGAACTCACGGGCGCAAAGCACTCGTAATGGGTTTTGGGCAGCTTTAATCAGCAAAGCCCTAGCAACACCCCAAGACTTTGCCCCGCCTCGTCCACCATAAAGGACTTTGTAACGGGATGGCTTGAACAGGCACTCTAGCTTGAGTGGGAACTCAGCCTTGGCAATTGCTTGTGCAACTTCACTCATTAGGCTTCACAAAGCTGACCTGGATGCCTGACAGCAAAGGTGCACCATCTGCGCCTGTAATCTCTTGCTTTACTTGCTCACGATACTTCTTGGGAAATCGTGCCGCCATTGACCTTGACCAGATCGTAGCGTTCAGCTTGTCGCTTTCTTTGTTCTCAACCATGTGGGTTTGGGCAATATCTTCCCACCATTGCAACTCAAATTCCTTTGCCAACTCCAAGGCTTCTCGAAATTCGGGAAATTCCTCACGCCAACGGTACATTGTTGCAGTACCAACATTAAGAATTGCGCCTATTGCTTCAGTACTCTTGCCGATCTTACCCAAAGTGATTACTTCCTCACAATACTTAGGATCGTAAAGGGATGGTCTACCAACAGGGCGTTTCTCGGCTGTATCAGTCATTCTGTGATTCTAGTGGTTTCTCTAATTGGCGCAACCATGCTTCATTCTCGGCAATAGCGCCTGAAATGGCATGAAAATTTGCCAACATCTGCTCTTTTTGCTTTTCAAGTTCAGCAATTCTTCTTTCTAATTGCTCTTTCATTTCTTTTTATCCTTCTTGGCAGCGTTTTTCTCAGCATAGGCAATCGCCACGGCTTGCTTCACGGGCTTGCCAGCTTTGATTTCCGTTTTAATGTTCTTTTTAAACGCTTCAGGTGATTTAGATTTAATGAGTGGCATTTAGCAGTTCCAGTTCTTTAATGATGCTTTTGCCCGTTCTGCTGGGCCTTTTGAATTCTTTACCACGCCTTCCATTCGAGCGCAGAAACTTGCCTTGCGTCCTTCGTCTTTCTTTGTCTTAGGATTTGGG